TAATTCCTATTCCTTGATTATAAAGCAAATTACCTACATGAATAGAAGGACTATTTTTATAGTCCAATAAGTTTCCATTACCATCGTCAGATATGTAATAAGCAGAAGAGGATAAGATAAAAGTATTTCTTCCTAAATTATCTCCAAAAATATTTCTAGGAATAGATAAGATTAATATCTCTGCGTTAGATTCTGTTGGAAAATATCTAACGTCGGCATCGAAAGTTCCTGATGCTGCTGTAGATTGTAACGAGTTGTCGAAGCTAGAACTATTAGATAAAAAAGATCCGGTTAAAAAATTAGAGTAGAACAGCTGTTTCGCAGAGTAGTAATTCAATACACGTTGAGGTATTGAACCCGTAATACCAACTGGCCCATTTATTCCACTCAAAACAGTTATGCCATAATTTCCTATCGTACATTGAGTATAAGAAGACGTATAGCGTAATCTAATTGGAGTGGTAGAACGGTCAGATGAATTAATCGTATTTGATGCTCTACTCATTTTTTATTATTACCAGTCTAATTTAACTCTGATTAATGCCTCTTTTGTGAAATCTTTTACTAAAGGTACTGACATTTTAGCTACTGCCAAAAGATCGTTATTGTTATTGTACAATCCTACAGTTGTGATATACGTTTGAGGACTATTAACTAAGATTGGATATACCAAACCTCCATTAGATCCTGAAGTAAACGTAGGGTTAGAACTATAGTTATATTGAGCATTTGGGATTCTTACAAACACATAATCAGAAGATATAGTTTCGTAAGAACTTAATTGGAAATTAGCTCCTTGAGAAATTGTAGTGAATAAAGTATTATTAGCTACTGATGAATAAGGCGTAGCTGGATTGCTTGATTCGTCTACAGATAATTGGATACCACCATAAGATGGAGATAAAGCCAAAGCTCCTGGATTCAAGATAATTGTACCGATATCAGGTAAGAAAAATCCATAAGATCCTGATGCAGTATATCCTGCTTGAGTTGCGCCAGTAGGAGTTGCAGTAGTTGCGTATCCATTAGATCCTGATACAATGTTAAATACTCTACCGCAATCTAAATAGTTAATAACGCTTGAATTATTACTGTTATCTGTAAGTTGAATTTGACCACCAGATCCAGATAAAATTATATTGAATGATCCTGGTAATAAACTCTCTTTGTATCTATTTCTATCGATATTGATTGCGTAGATATATCTTGAGTTAGTCGCTAAACCACCAAAATTAAATCCTTGAGATCCAGTAACGAAAGCTCCGTAAACTAAATTCTTGTATTGCTTATAAGTAGTGTAAGAAGGTGAAACTCCTGCTACTAATGGGTTATAATACTGAGATCCTGAACCGTAAGCGTGACCGTATGCTATAGAGAACTGAACCGCTGCTCCTGTAGCAGAAGATGCAGTTTGATACACGTTAGTATAAAAAGCGTCAGAAGTAATTGTAGTAGATACCGCTTGAGATCCGCTATAAAATGCAGTAAGAGTAGGCGCATTAGTGCTCCATGCTGGTGCTGTGATGGCTTCAGAAGATACTACGAAATCAGTAGGAGCTAGCTGTGTATATGACATAGGTTAATTTTTAAGATGATACTTTATTGATTTGTACAGGAACTGTGATTCTTGCACCTGAGTCTCTACCAACTACTGTTAATAAAGTATATAACGTGGTGTTTGTTCCAAATAATGTGTTTACAGTTGTAGCTGTTATGTTTAACGTAGTTCCAATTACTGTTAAGCTAACGTTAGTACCCAATGTTTGAGTGCTATTTGCAGCAGTTGCAGCAGGCGTATTAATACCAACTCCAGTGAAAGTACTAGTAGTTCTAACGTCTCCGATAGTGAATGTGTAACCATCAGTCTCGTAAGTAGAAGTAGCTCCTAAGTAGTTCAATGTTTGAGGAGTGATAGAAACAGAACCTCCTTGTGGTAAGGTAATTGTACTGTAACCGATATTAACAACTGGTAATTGAGAAGTACCTCTAGGTAAAGTAACTAATCTGTACTTCATGATCTCATTGTCTTCTGGGAAGGCCTGAATAATTGGCATATTTGTGATTGCCTCTCCGTAGAACGCAGACCCTGAAGGGTGATTAGGGTTATATAATGTGTAATCTACCTCATCGTCTGATAACGAAAACTGAGTGATTTGGAACGAACCGTCGTTTCTTGCTAATAACTCTCTACCCTTTTTGGTAAGGATAGCGTCTATAACAACCGATGTGTTACTTAAATATGCCATGTTTTTAGTGTATTTTTCTCTTTATAAATATAGTGAAATTATAAATCTTTATTGACTTGTATTTGCTTGTGAAGATAATAACTGAGCCTGAACCTGAGATTGGATCGTATTAATGTTCGCCAATACCGTTGGGTTTATGTTCTGAGGAATCAAGAATCCATAAGAAGTTTGACCTGGTTTCTTAATAAATGCTAATTGAATATTCTGTTCGTCTTTGTATCTTCTTAATAAAAGGAACTGAGATATCTTATTAGGGCTAGTTGTCCATGGGCCGTATATCGTTGGTAATACGCTGATATTGACTCTATTGCTGGAATCCAACGTATATCCTATTACGTCCAAATTTTGAGTAATAACGCCGTCGCTCATGATTATCTTGTCTCCAAATTGAGGTTGGAAAACATAAGAAACGTCTTGGTATTGACTGTATAAACTGCTTGAATAAATAATGGATCCAGATGAGAAATTAGGTATAAATTGATATCCTAGATAGTTAGATAAGCTTGAGTTCAATACTATAGAACCTGTGTTATTGTTGAAAGCTCCTGAGATAAAATTACCTGCAACCAAACTAGAAGTAGCGTAAGGATATCCACCTGCACCGGCCGCGGCAGAGTTAAGACCCAAAGAACTATTTGAGGCTCCTGTACTCAAAGAGGCTGTGTAGTTATTCGTAGACATGCTTCTTTGTATCAGTTGGAAAGACACTTTATCAGAAGGAGTCAACGATATACTTGGAGTGGTATAGTTTACTGTAAATGTTTTAGCATAAGTAGAAGACGCTGGAATCGTACCTGCACTATGAATGTTGGACAATATAGCTGCACCTCCTCCCGTTGTTGCGACAGGTAAGTAGCTATACGCACTAGTAGCGCTCGTTATCAAATATCCGTAATAAGTAGTTCCAGAAGATACCCAAGAATAGAATCCATAATTTATGTAATCCGCTCCTGTTCCTACCGTTGTAGAAGAAGCTCCGTTATATATTGAGATTGGACCGTATATGTATCCTACGCTAGTAACTAAAGTCACACTTGTACTACCTCCAGGAAGTACTGCACTTGAAGTTAAATTAGCGTAAGTAGAAGAACCAGCAGTATAGCTAGACGTAAAGTCCATTATCTGTTGAGTACTTCCTGGCAATAAAGCTCCGTTTAAATATACTTGATACAAGAACGATCCACTGTCTATTGCGCCGCCCTTTGTTTGAGGATCTTGGAATTGTAAGCTTAATTGGAAATTAGTCGCAAAACTACTTTGTCCGGCTACGTTTGCAGAGTAACTAGGGAACATCATATTCTGAGATCCTGTGTAACCTGTCGTAGGATTCGCTACGTCAAATATGTTATATATGTTACCAGTTCTTGTACTTGCATTCGTTATAGAAGCCGAGAAGAACGGATTAGGACTTCCGCTTATGTAAGCATTAGAAGTTGGAATATCAGTAGTAGATGCGTTCCATGCAATGAAGTTAGAAACTAAGGCATTACCGGTGTAGTTGAAGTATAAGTTATTATCCACGCCTGACACAAAATACAATTCAGGAGAGTAAGAATACCCGCTGTTGTATATTGTCTTAACGCCATCGGTGCTCTTCTGATTTCCGAATTTTTTGTTGTCGAATTGCTTAATTGTTAAATTGTTACCTGCTACAAAAATGTTTTGTACGTCTGTCCAATTCTTGTTGTTTTGGTTCAATTCATGTAATCCTCCAGACACGTCAACCAAATATGCCAAAGAAGCATTGATTTCGCCTGGAATGAACGAGCTAGTTTCTACTTGAGTAAATAGAGCCAATTTATTCGTATAATAATTGATCATTGGATCGTTACCGTAGCTTATATCTCCACCGTAAGTTGCGCTTTGAGTAGTGTATACGTTATAAGCAGCTCCTCTAGAATAAGATCCACTGTATCGAGGTATGATGCTTCTTCTTAAGTTGTAGTTATAGTCCTGTACACTAGCGTATTGACCATTTGGATTGTTCTGATAGCTTGGACCGAACGATATAGACTGAGTTATTAGTCCGTAGTTAGTAGCCTTATTTTTTGATACTCCACTAAAATCTAACTTATAAAATATTTTAGACTTAACTGACCCAGTAATGTTTTGGTACAAAGCTCCAAAATCTATGCTTTGACTTGGTGTGTATGTAGCGCTGTTTTGGAAAGGTTGATAAGATCTTTGTTTTTGACTTTTATTTTTGTCAGTAGCTGTAAATCTTGATCCACTGTATTCTCCTGTAAATGGCTCGTAATTTACGCTCTTTGAAACCGGAATCAATCCTTTTGTAGTGTATTCAGTTTTAACAAAAGCAGTAGAATGGTTTAATCCCAATGCGTTTGATCCTGTAATTGTACTTCCACTTATTTCCGATACCAATCCGCTGTTATTGATAGCTATAGGTTGGTGTCTAGCGTACTTACTTCTTTCTAATATGTGTGGCTTTACAATGATTCCCGTAGATACATCGGCTCTCGCAGGCACGAAGTCCTTGATCATCTTAAACAAACTATTGTTGTAGAATTTGATCATTCTTAAGTACTCCCAAACGCTGTGTTGATAAGTTGCGTTAGCAAATACAGTTTTCTTTAAATTATCCAAACTCTGATAAGAAGAAGAATAAAGATCTGTTGGATTACCTATTAATTGATCGATATTAAAATACCCCAATGATCCTGTAATGTAAGCATTGATCGTATCTGAAGGAGAAAATCCAACTTCTATTTTTGGTACGTCGGCTCTTCTATTAGTTTGATTGTATTGTAAAGTTGCGTAAGGAGATAACACAGAAGAGGATATAGATAAGCTGCTTGTTACAGCGTAAGCCTTCTGATTATTGATTTCCAACACACCGTCTTGAATACCTCTATCGTATCCACCAAATTCGTTAATAGTTAAAATACCCTCAGGTATACCGAAACAAGATATCAAAGCTTTTATTCCTCTGTGAGTACCTTTTGTCTTTAGTAAGTAAGGTAAATTGTGATAAATTCTCTTATAAACTTCGCTCTGAATGGTTTGAGCAGGCAAAGTTGCAATACTAGAAGTCACGTAATTTGTTATTCTTTCGGATCCAGTTGGAGGCAATAAACTACCGTCCGCATTGATACCGAATAAAGAATAATACAAGTTATCCGATAGGTTGGAATTCGTATACAACGAAACACCCAATCCTTTTAAAGCATCTCCAACTAAATCCAGAGACACACCAGTATTAGGATTATTTGTGTTATTGTATCTATTAGTTACGTCTTTATAATAGATCCAGACATTATCAAAATGCTGTCCTATCATATACACAAAAGTCTCGTAAGGAGCATTGTTAGGATCGTCCAATAAGTACTGTGGAATCGTATTGATCAGCATGTCCTTGTTGGTCAAATCGTAGTAAGACGCAGAGTACAACATCGATACGTTGCTTGCAGAAGGCGCAGTAGTAGCACTTCCCAACCAATTTAAAGCTGCGGTAGAAGTTACAGAAGCTTGTTGGTAAGGTTGTGTAGTGTTAGTTTTTGGCCAAGCATAAGAAGCCGAAGTATAATACAAATAGTACTCGTAAGTATCGAAATTTGTTATTATGTTGTTTATGGATTGACTCAAAAATCCTATAGAAGAAGATGCGGCTAAGTTACCTCCAACTACAGATTTCTGTGCATTTATTTGAGAGTTGTAAGACTCTATTAATCCAAGCTTGTAAGTAAAGTTGTTTAATCTCTCTATCGCACTTGAGAAGTGGATGAAATTAGAGAAATTAGTATAGTCTACGTTAATGCTTATAGACTTATCTTGATAGTAGCTATTTAACTGATTGAAAGAAGAAGTTACTGGGCTCGCTATTAAGTTACTATAATTGTAATAAGGAGTTGTTAATCCTACTTTTTGATTAACGTCTATCTTAAAATTAGGTCCTCTTAAAGCGTTATTATTTAGTACAGGTTCTGCCTCTACTTGTATGTTTACGTTATAGCTAACAGATTGAGCAACTTGATCCACGATCCACAAAGTAGATTTAACGTCAAAATCTGTAGGTAATGGTTCGTATAATTTTATTAATAAGTTAGCTCCATTGGAATCAGTAGAATACGCAACATTAACAGCGATTATAAGTTGATTTCCACCAAAGTTAAGGTAGAAGTCAGCGAAATAATTTTTATTTGCTGCGTAAGTTTGATAGTCGTTAAAGCCCGATAGTATGGAACTATCGCTTATAGTCTGAGATGAAAGAATTAACTCTTTTCTTGATGGAGATATTTGCTTTATCCAATAAAAATTACCGTAAGAAGAGTTAAATAAATTTCGTAAAAAGTTGTATTGAACGTTGGTAGAACCTCTATCGAATCCCAAACCAGTCACATAAGACTGAGGATCCAATACGATATTTCCGTAAGATCCATTATTTGTATTCGCTTGAGAAGGAAGCTTGTAAGACGTATAGTTGTAATCGCTACTTAACAAATTACTGTTATCGTCATACACAAAAGCCTCTACGTAATCGTTGCTATTACTAAGGAAACTAGTATTTATGTAGTTATTGGTAATAAGAGTAAGATCAGAGCTATTGTACTGCTGAGCTTCTACTCCTTGTCCGTTGTATATTACGTTTACTAATTCCATTATGCGGTTATATTACTTACGTTTAAATAAGTTTGACTAAGATCAACTAATTGTTGTCTTAAAGTATTAATTTCGTCTATTAAAGCCTGTTCTTGTGCACTAACTGTAGATCCTCCGATGTATTGAGTACTTCGTTGAACCAATTCCTGATGAGAGTTCGTAGATCCACTTACTGGTATATCGTAGAATAACTGATCGTAGTATTCAAAGAATTGAGGTATTGTTATAGTAGAACTTGATACAACAGGAGTAGCGGCTATAAGTTCCGAAAAACTTGTGTCTATTACCTTGCTGTAGGTATTTACACCGTATACTTGTTTTACTAAATTTACTGTTTCTGTCATTACCTAACAATTTTAAAAATCAAGTTACTGTCTATATTTATCGTTTCGTTCGTTGAAGGCAATACAGTTTGAACTAATAATTTGTAATATCTTTCAGATTCCAATCCATTCATGTACAAGTTAAAGTAGTTGTAAGTACCGTCAGAACTTATCTTTGTATAAGTAGTATCGAAATCAATAACCATCTCTTCTGTTTTGTAGTCCTGTATTGCCCAATAAGAACTTGAAGGTAATAACAAAGTGTTTAAATACACAGAAGACGTTGTAAATTGTCTTGTTGGGAATGTAGGTCTTGTTGCCAATCTAACTCTATATTTCTGAGTTCCGTATTTGAATTCGCTTTGATTGTTGGCGAAATTAACCACAAAATCGTCTGTAGTTACAATAGATCCAGTCACATAGTTACTATCGTCCCATTTTATTTCTAAAGTTGGAGGGTATATAGTGTGAGTATCCGTACTAAAGAACTTTGTTCCAATATAAGAACCAGAATTGTTTTCTATCGACGTAGGATATTTAACCAATATTCCGTAATTAGGAAAAGATCCAGAAAACCAAGACGCAACTATCGGACTAACGTTTGCATTAATGTCTTTGTTATCAGCGTAAGCAAAGCTTTGAGTTGTGTAAACAGAAGTCCATGATCCTCCACCTTGAATAGTGTAATAACTAGAACTAATGCTATTCCAAGTGGTAGAAGCTCCGGTTATATAAGCGTTAGGAGAATTCCAACAAACACCGTTTCTTGTCTCTGGATAGTCTATAAATTTACCCGTACCCATGTCCCAAGACTGGCTGATTTGTCTGAACTCTAAAGAATAAGTCGTAGATAAATTCTCTGCGCTCGCTAAATATAATCTAAGGTTTGCTTGAAAAGAAGATCCAGTAGAAAGAGACTTTACTGTAGTCAAATCTGTAGCAGAAAATTGAACTAAAGATCTTCTTATGTTTTCAA